GTGTGATATACCACTTCCAACAATGTCTAAGTATTACTATGGAGAGAAGATACCAAGACTAGAGAATATGATGAAGATTTATAAAGAAACAAAAAAGAAAGTAACAGCTAACGATTTTTATGGAATCAAATAATGTCTTTTCAGGCAATGGCATGGGCAGTCAAACAAGATACTAAGAACAGTATTAGCAAACTGATTTTGCTCATGTTGGCTAATTATGCTGATGAAGAACATGCATGTTTCCCTAGCATCAGTCACATTGCCAACTTGTGCCATTGCTCTGAAAGAAGTGTCAAGACCCACATAAAAGAGTTACAAAGAAAAGGGTACATCAAGATTGGTAAAATCAAAGGCAGAGTAAATAACACTAACAGATATGTACTTGGTAGTGCAAATGCTTCACTAGTGCAGGATACTGCAATCGGTAGTGCAACAGATGCCCACAATACTAATATAAAGCAAAGTAATATTTTAACTAAGGTTAAGAAGAATAAAAACTTCTTAGCAGGATAGATAATGAAAGATATCGAAGGTGTATATCGAGCCAAAGACTTAACAGAAAGTATTTGGGATTTGTACAATGGTAAATCACAAAAGAGATATCATTGTGGTTTCACATCATTAGATAATTATTTTAAGATTATCAAACCTTCATTCATTCTGATGACAGGTACACCTAACTCAGGTAAGTCTAGTTTGACCTTCGAGATAGCATTGAGAACTTCTAGAGAACATTCTTTCAAGTATCTTATCTTCTCACCTGAGAGTTCTGCACAAGTCAATCTCAAAAGATTGATTGAGAAGTATTGTCAGAAACCTTTCGATAAGATGTTTCACAACAGAGCCGATGAGACCGAAGTGCTTCAAGCAATCGAATACATACATGAGCATTTCTTGTTTGTAGATAAAAAAGAAGATGCACCTGATATAGATTGGATACTTGATAAAGCTAGGAAATGTCATGAAGCTTACGACATAGATGGATTGATAATAGACCCATACAATGAAGTGAGTGCAGAGAGGGTTATCAGGGAAGATGAACATATTTCAATACTGATATCTAAGATAAAAAGATTTAATCGTGAAACTAATACCTTCACATTCTTAGTAGCACATCCTACCAAGCAAATACGAAGTGCTGATGGTCTGTTCACAGTAAACAGCTTGTATGATGTAAGTGGGTCTGCTCATTGGAACAACAAAGCTGATGTAGGGATAATTGTTACAAGAGACTATGAGAACTCATGCACTATTGTCAGGGTAGCTAAGATACGAGAAATCGATGTTCAGGGCAATATTGGGGAATGTACTATCCGATGGAACAATAATACCAAGTGTTTTGAGGACTTATCAATGGTCTAAAAAAGATGAAAAAAAGTCTTTACATTACCCTTAAAGTATATAATAATACTCATATAGGGTAATAAAACCCTTGTAAATAAAGGAGAAACTAAATGAGAATAATATTTGAATGTGCAACAAAAGAAGAAAAAGACCATATGGCATATATGTTAGATGCATTACTTAGCCATCCATCTTTCTCTAATAAAAACTTTTGGACACAAAATATAATATCTGAGATAAGAGATGAAATAAAATTTTGTAAAAAGAAAACTTGGGGTGCTGATGCTTTTGGTTATAGAACTAGAGTATATCGTAAAGAAATAAGATTCGGCAGTTCTGAGAGAACAAATACAATACAAAAGTATGAAGATTATAGTTGGGAAGGAATTCGTGATTATAACACACCGATACATTGTTCAGAAACAAAAGTCGAAGATTTAGATGTATGGACAAAGACAGGTGGAGAAAAAGAGTTCAAACCACTTCCAAAAAAATAAATTAAATAGGAGAAACATAAGAAAAGTATTAATCTAAACAAAACACAACAAAGAGAGCAGTCAGAAATGATTGCTCTTTTTTTATTTTTACTGTATAAAAAAGGGGATATGCCAAAACTAGTAGACAAGAATCAAGAGACTGCTGATACAATAGAACGATTATCAGGTCTTGGTTTGAACCATGAGCAGATAGGGTTTGTAGTAAATTTGAGCAAACCAACTCTGTATAAGTATTATCACGAAGAACTAAAGTCAGGCAAAGCTAAGGCAATAGCAACCATTGCTAGTAACCTTTTTCAGACTGCATGTGGTATCGGCAGAGATGCTCTTGTTGCACAGATGTTCTTCCTAAAGACACAAGCAGGTTGGAAAGAAACTAATGTTGTAGAGGTTGAGAACTTAACAGAGCAAGATGATAAATTTAGAAAACTCATTTCAGACATTCGAGACACTAGACAGTCAGAGAAAGAAGGCATCGATTCTATTAACTGAGTGGTATGGTAAAAAAGCTAGAGATAGCCAAATTGTCCATGAAGCTGATAGATACAACATCCATTTATTCTTAGCAGGTAGAGGTTGGGGTAAGACCCTGACAGGTGCTTATGACATCATTCAGTATTGTTTGATTAACAGAGGTGTCATCTGTGGTGTCATAGCACCGACCTATGGTGATTTAAAAAGAGTTATCTTTTCAGGTGATTCAGGATTCATGAACATCATAGACAAAGACTTGCTAAGTGGCACAGGATACAACAAGTCTGATAGCGAGATAACATTCTACAATGGGTCTAAGATTATTGGTTTCCCTGCTATCGAACCTGACCGACTTCGTGGTGTACAGTTTCACAGAGCATGGTGTGATGAGTTAGCATCATGGAGATACAGAGAATCGTTTGATAACTTAATGATGGCACTAAGACTTGGACAGAAACCAAAGTGCATAATCACAACTACACCTAGACCTACCAAGCTAATTAAAGAACTAGCACAACGAAGCGATACAGAAGTCATCAGGGGAAATACCTTTGAGAACATTGACAACCTAGCACCATCAGCAGTAACCATGCTCAAAGAAAGATATGAGGGTACAAGGATAGGCAGACAAGAACTCTATGCAGAAATACTAGAAGATGTAGAGGGAGCTTTGTTCAACTTAGGTTTGATTGATGAAGCAAGAGTAAGACAAGCACCTGAGCTACAAAGAATCGTTGTAGCAGTAGACCCTGCTGTAACAGCGACAGAACATTCTGATGAGACAGGTATCATCGTTGCAGGTAGAGATGCAAACAATCACTTCTACATCTTGCACGATGCATCACAGACAACATCACCTGACATTTGGGTAAAAAAAGCAATAGAATTGTACAATCGATATGAATGCGATAGAATCGTAGCAGAGGTTAACAATGGTGGAGATTTGATTGAAAGACTTTTACGAACACAAGACAGCACAGTTCCTTACACAAGTGTTCGTGCAACACGAGGTAAGACCATCAGAGCAGAGCCAATCTCTGCACTCTACGAGCAGAACAGAATTCACCATGTCGGTTATTTCAAGGATTTAGAAGAACAGATGTGTCAATTCACAGGAAATAATGTAAAATCTCATGATGACAGGGTTGATGCACTAGTGTGGGCAGTTACATCATTGCAAAGCTCAGGCAAAGCAATATTTAGGATTAGTTAAACATGGGATTATTCGATAAGTTTTTTAAAAAAGAAAATGAGCCAACACAGAGAAAAGAAGCACCAAAAGTTATGTTCAATAAGCTCAATGCTTATTCATCCAAGACTAATCGAAGATACAAAGACTATGCAAAGGATGGCTACCAAGAAAATGCCATTGTACACAGATGCATACAGCTAATCTCTAACTCAGCATCAGCAGTCAAAATTGATGTCTTCGATGATGACATAAAGCTAGATAACCACGAACTTATATCATTACTTGAAAGACCTAACCCATTACAATCAGGTGTAGAGTATTTTGCATCTTTATACTCCTTCCTGCTGATATCAGGAAACTCATACTTACTCCGAGATACAGAATCCTTTACACCACCAAGAGAACTCTATCTTCTCAGACCTGACAGGGTAGAGATAGATGCAGGGGAATCGATGATACCACAAAGCTACAGATATGTGCTCGAAGGTAGAACAGTCGCTAAATACCCTGTAGACCCTAAGACAGGGGGTGCTCAGGTCAAACAAATCAAATTGTGGTCTCCATTGGATGACTTCTATGGTTTATCACCAATCATGGCAAGTGCATACAATATTGACCAACATAACCTTGCAGGGATGCATAATGTGGCACTTCTTAAAAATGGGTGTACCCCAAGTGGTATGCTTAAATTTGAACCCACAGATGAGACAGGGATGTCTACACAATTAACCGATGACCAAAGAGCAAGATTGCTAGAGGACTTAGAGTTTAGGTTTCAAGGAACACATAACTCAGGCAGACCAATGTTGCTCGAAGGTAACTTCTCTTATCAACAGCTAGGACTAAACCCAAAAGATATGGATTTCTTAGAGTTACTTAACTTGTCAGCAAGAGAGATTGCTTTGTGTTTCGGTGTACCTGCACAGCTTATTGGTATACCTGACAGTCAAACATACTCAAACATGGAGACAGCAAAACTTGCTCTGTATGAAGAAACAGTCATACCATTGCTCAAAAGAGTAGAATCAGACCTAAACGAATATCTTGCACCACTATATGAGGGTGACATCAGAATACAATATGACATGGATTCTATACCGGCAATGGTAGAGAAAAGAAAGTCAATCTATGAAAATGTTGTTGCAGGTGTACAAGCAGGTATCCTTACTCGTAACGAAGCAAGAGACAGATTAGGACTAGAAGAAATATCAGGTGGTGATGACCTATACATACCAAGCAATTTATTCCCTATAGGTGAAGCAGATACATCATCAGAGGACAATGCCAAACCTGTAACAGTCGATGAAGCAGAAAAAGGTTACGATGATGTCTATGGCACAAAAGATGAAGTAGGATATGACACATTTACAACAGAAGGTGAAGCACTAGATAGAGCAGATGAGATAGGATGTGTTGGAACACATAGCCATGAACAAGATGGCAGAACAGTCTATATGCCTTGTCGTACTCATGCAGAATACGAAAGACAGCTTACAACGAACAAAGCAATATCTGACTTAGATTTGACACCAAGTGATGGCATGGCAGAAGAAGCAAAGAGAGGTCTTGAATGGAGAAAAGAGTTTGGCAGAGGTGGCACACAAGTAGGTGTTGCAAGAGCCAATCAGTTAGTAGGACAAGAAAGACTATCACCGAATACTGTGCTTAGAATGTATTCTTTCTTCTCTAGGCATGAAGTAGACAAACAAGCAGAAGGATTTGAAAGAGGTGAAGATGGCTACCCATCAGCAGGTAGAATAGCTTGGGCATTATGGGGTGGTGATGCAGGATTCTCATGGAGTAAAACCAAGAGAGAACAAATCATGAGAGAACGAGCAAAGTCTGATGATGACTTTGAATACATTGCAGAAGCATGTATCGATGTAAAAAGATATCACGATGATGATGAGGAAGAAGAAACCAAAGCACCATTGAGTGCATCGGTCAAGAAAGGTTTACAAGGTAAAGTGGATAAGCACAACGAAAAATATGGTGATAAGAAAGGTAAGAGAGTTACTCTTAGAATGCTTGGAGCTGTATTTAGAAGGGGTGTTGGTGCATATAGAACCAATCCAAGCTCGGTCAGACCAAGTGTTAGAGCAAGAGGTGGAGAGGACAGATGGGCATATGCTAGAGTTAATGCTTTTTTAGTTGCAGTTAGAACAGGGAAGTTCCGAAGTGGCAAGTTTGACTTAGACCTTCTACCATCAGGACATCCTTTGAAATCTAACTAGGAGTATACATGCCTAGTACAGACAGGTCAGGCATATCGTTGGCTACTGCTCACGATATTGTCAGAGCATGGAATCTACCTGAGATGAAGTCACAAAAGGATGTCTTCACTTATCTTGGGTTATCAACAGATAGTGGCACGATGTCTTTCTACAGGTCACAAGCTGAAGAAATGACAGGTATTAGACTTTTGCCACACAACAATAACAGGAATACTGTGGTCAGGACAGAAAGAGCCAACCTACCACCATTGACTAATCACATACAAATCACAGACCATCCCTACTGTATGTTGGTGTTTTCAGATGCACATTTTGAAGGACATGAGACAGTATCGTTTAAGATTATGTGTGATGTACTTAAAGACCTTGTAAAGACTAGACAGCTCAAACTCATTGTGGCTAATGGTGATATCATGGACTTATCAATCTTATCTACTTTTGCAAAATACCATACAGAGATAAGACCACAAGAAAGAACTGTACAAAAAGAAATCTATGATTCCCAAGCTCAACTCAACAGAATTCAAAAGATTATTGACAGAGCCAAGTATCCTATCAAGCAGATAGCAACCTTTGGTAATCATGAGACAAGATTATCTAGGATGGCAATGTCTTGGGGTAGAGCATTTGAAGATTTAGAAGCATTCAAGATACAAAGTCTATTTCCTGATTGGGAGTGGGCAATGTCGCATCTTGTCGATGATACAGTCATTGTGAAGCACAGAATGAGAGGTGGTGTCCATACTGCATACCAAAACTCCATGAGAGCAGGTATACATATCGTTACAGGACATACACATCAGCTTAATTTTAGAAGTTTCAATACTTATTCTACGACAGCAATGTCTATACAAACAGGACACTTATCGGAACAATATCATCCTTACCTTGAAGATAATGTCGCAAATGATTGGAACAATGGATTCGCTGTGATAACGATTGACCCTAAAGAAAAAACAGTTCATCCTGAACTTGTGCAGGTAAGTAATCTGCATCGTTCAGCTTTCTTTAGAGGTAAAAAATATACAGTATGAAAGAATATCCCCTAGTCATGGTAGATTGGCTAGACCACACAGCAGATGCAAGATGGGTTGAAAATGTTGATTCATGTGAACCTGAGCTATGTCGTACTGTAGGATGGCTAATCAAAGAAGATAAGAAGTCTTACAAGGTAGCAAATGCCATCACAAAAGAATCAGGACTTGGTGGAATATCTGTTATACTCAAATCTTGTGTAGAAGAAATGTGGTTAATAGATGTCGAGGATGAAGAAATCTGAAAGAGAGCATCTGAGAAAGGTGCAAGAATTAGGATGTATCGCTTGTATTAGACTAGGATATTACAATACACCTGCTGAGATACACCACATCAGAAAAATGGGTGAGCCGAGAAATCACATGAAAGTCATACCTTTGTGTCCACATCATCATAGAACATCGCTAGAATCTTATCATTTAAACCCTAAGTATTTTGAAGGCACATTCGGTACACAAGAAGAACTGCTTGAAGAAACATTGAGATTGATAGATGTCAAGGATAAGGATTAATAGAAGAAAAGAATACAGAGAACAGCTTAAAATGTTCATTAACATGAGCAATGCTTTAAGAAGAAGGATACGACAGTTGTTCAAAGAATATTCTGATTTAGCAGAAGGTATGTATGAAGAGGTGGGTGAAATACCACAAGAATATTACGATGACTTTTACAAAGACATGTTGGACATTCTCAATCAAAGTGCTAGAGAAATAATTGTAACAGTTGGCAATAGACAACACAGACTAAGACTTACCAAGCAAGAAAACGAGATTGACCCAATCGTATTGTCATATGTTGCTAGTGCAACTGCACAAAATGTGACAAACATCACACAAACCACTCGAAAGAAACTACAAGCAGAGATTGCTTTAGGTTTAGATACAGGTTTATCAATCAATCAGATTTCAAAGAACATAAAGAAATCAACTGCCTTCTCTGCTGTAAGAGCAACACTTATTGCAAGGACAGAATCACATCAAGCAATGAGCTATGGCAATCAAGAAATTGCAAAAAGATTAGGATTACAGAAACCACAAAAAGAATGGGTATCTGCTATT